CCCACACCACTTTGAGAATTAGCCGTCTGCTGTGCCTGTGCCTGCATAGCCTGTTGTGCCATCTGCTGTAGCATAGGATTTTTTAAGTTCCCATTAGCATCATAATTGTTGGGGTCTAACATAAAATTATTATTCATTATTCACCCCCAAACATTTCTTTAAAAATTCCTGCACCTTGCATAGCACCGCCCATAAAGCCTGCACCCTTATTAGCTGTAACGCCTTGAGGATCCTGCGCTGAATTATAAACAGCTTGACCTAGGATTCCGTTTTGGTACTTAATGTTTTGGTCAAGAGCAAAATCTCGCTGATTTTCATAGCGATTACGCTGATCATTTAGATAGCCTTGCTGATAGTTCATGAAGTTATTGCCTGCGCCTGTCATCATGTTACCAAAAGAGTTCATGGCGTTAATTCCTTGCCCATAGCCTTGCTGAAGACCTTGGTTAGCCATCATCTGATCTCTAAACTGTTGGTTCTGCTGACCCAAAGATTGATTCATTAGGTTCTGGTTTATTGAAGCGGTGACATCTGCCTGTCTGTCATCAAAGCCACGGTTAGCCACAGCTTCTGCTACGCCTGCTCGAGAAGAGTTCATGTTGCCAGAGCCACTCGCGGCCTGATCTATGCCAGTAAGGGTATTCTCTTGTAGGTTACGCCTATCATCACGCATAGCCGCATTGACTAAGCCACCTGAGTTAGCTATGGCGTAGTCCTGTGCCTGTTGCATCCGGTCTGCGCCACCTTGCTTGTATAGGTCAGCGTAGTTCTGTGCAAAACCTTGGCCTTGTTGCATAACATCGAAAGCACCTTGGCCTCCCATAGCTCCCATGCCACCCATGTAATGGTTCCCTGCGGAAAAATAAGGGTTTTGGTTTGCGTATGTTTGACCTTGGTAAGCACCTTGATCAAGAGAATCATTCAAAGCACCTTCGGCTCTATCGTAGCTTCTCTCAATGTAAGGCTTAGAGAAGTTGTAGCCCTCCATTTGGGCATCTAACTGTGCCTGCTGTGCCTTACGATCTTTACTTGCTGAGTTAGCGCCCATTAAGCCGCCTGCTACTGCACCGATTATTTGACCCCACATAGGGACACCTCATGATAGTTTTGTTTTTTTTTAAGAAATTATCCCAGAATCCTTCAAGTCTTGGATAAGAGTGAGTAGAGCATCTGTTGTCGTGCCTAGATTGGGGCTTGCCCCATCTACCGCCCTAGTTACAGTGAAGTTGGTGACACTCATGCTTGGAGACTGCGCTTTATATAGAAGACTCTGACTGCCAACTAGAGTGTTCTCAATCCTACGTAGCTCATCTTCCATATACTTTTCTTGCGTTGATCCTGGTATTTCCAGAGGCGCAAGACGATTTGGTATTTTAGATACTCTTATAGGATTCTTTTTCTTCAGTATTGGGGGTGGGCTACGCTTATAGCCAGTAATAGGAATTGTCATCGCTACCTCCTACCAGTGGTTAATACATCTACATCAAACCCTAAGAAACTAAAGTCTTTGTTATCAGGTACAGTCATTTTGTACGACAGGTATCTACCAGAGGCTCTAGTGTCTATCTTGTAGTCAGTAGCACCATCAAACGTAATACTAGCTTGGTACACAGGGTTATTCCCTAGTAGATCAGAAGACCCAAAAGTAAACGTGAACTGCTTGTCTGCATTAGTGGTGTCTACTTGAGGGACTATTTTTGTTATTACCTTGTAGCCACTCAAAGGAGAAAGCTCATCTAAGTCTATGCCTACTCTTTCTAGGAAAGGACTCTTGTTAGCCTCAGAATCTAAGGCAAACGATAGGCTACCAGAGTCACTAAGGTCTAAACCATAGAGTTTATCTGAGGTAATACCATCGGCACTGGAGTCTTCACCTACAAACAGACTATGTACGTCATAGCCTGCTTCTTGTGAGTAGTAGCTACCACCTATGGTGTCATAGGTATTTGAGTTCACATAAGTAGCAGAGGAACTAATAGTACCGTGAGTAGAACTCGATAAATTAGGTAAGTCCATAAATGACCAAGTTTGGCTTCTGTAATTAAATACAGCCGCCCTGTTACATCGATCACCGTTAGTGTACTCAGCCATATCATCACCTGATACATAGCAGAACATAACCTCATCTAACTCTGAGTTATGGTGTACAAAGCATCGGTTAGTTTTAGCTGTATTCAGCCCACTAAATATGTAACTCTTGACTCTCTCGTCACACACAGATTGTCGAGTGTTACCATCGTGGATATAGATGTCATCGTGGTCAAAAACATAGTGTGTTCCTTCAACCTCTGCAATACAGTTCTGGTTGATAACACCACAGTCACTAAAAAGTTTCCTGAAGTTGTGTATGAACGTACCGCCTACAAACTCCATCATCCACACTTGGTCTTTAGAGTACACAATGAACTTAGTACCTAGCGTTAAGCCATCAACGATACCTGTCTTCATCTGTACTATGTCATTGAATCCTGCCGACTTAGTTAGGTCAGTCTCATCCCACGTACTAGGCACATTGTTAGCTAAAGCAGGCGTAGAGAATCTAACTCTAGCAGGAAAATTCTCACTACCTTCAGTCATATTTAAGGCTATAAGAAAGTCACCATAAGCTCTAAGAGACTCTGCCCTCCAGATTATTGGATTACCATTTGAGTCAGTAGCTCCGAACTGTGAAAAGACTGCAAAGGCACTCCCACCATTAGCCATAAATACTGGGGGTTGATCTATACGGTTAATGTAAGCGATATCTGCTAGAGAAGTCCCAGTGAAGGGGTGGACACTAGCTGAAGTAGCTGACAGAGAACCTTGCCTAGAGACTAGAGCATTGTTGGCATACGCCTTAAACTCATAGGTGTCAGACACTAGAACAATAGAGGCAAAGTTACCACTAGAGTTAGCAGGGACACCGTAAGTAAATCTAGGGTTGAATCCTAAAGAATCTTTAATCTTTCTAAAGACAGGAGACCGCCCTACTTTACCTTCATCAAACCTTACGTTCTTAGCTTTAGTAAACGCATTGATCGGGAGAGACGCAGGACGTATGTCTGTGACTACGCCAATGCTACCTACATCTCTAACTGGTAGAAGCTGTCCCATGATAATGTGTTCCTTAAGTTATACATTGTTTCTTATGCTGTACGTTTCCACATATAGACCACTACGTATGGCTGTAAGTTATTGTGGGCAGTGCCACCCCCAGTAGCCGCTGTAGTACCAGTTTGACTTGAGGTTAGTACCCCACCGCCACCACGGTCATTATCCCCAGAGGTTGTCTGGTGGGCAGTAAATCCGTGTGTATGACTGGGTATCTCAGCTATAGACAACGTGTGTGTCTTAGCGCCACCTACCAGTACAGAACTACCGTCTGTAGAGGAAGCCACAAAGTCACTATCGGGGCTAGCCGCATCATCATGGCCTACCATTACTCTACCTTGTCCAAAGGATACCCAAGTACCACCAAAGACTGTCTCAGGACTACCACTGGTAATAGCCGTATAGATAGCCCCTACCGGATAAATAGAGTCAAGGGCTGAAGCCTTAACTAAGTTCCATATCTCCAAAGCCGTAATACCTGTAGCTAACACAGGAGTAACCTCACCCCCACTATCTGTGGCTGTAGTGATAGCCCCACCATCTACGCCAAGCAATGTCTTTAAGTTAGCCGCAGTAACTCCTGCCGCTGTGTTTAAACTAGGGGCAGAACCATCGGATGTAATAGCCGACACTGGTTCAGCTACCTTTGCGTTAATAGCTGTATGAGTACCTGTGATAGCCCCAGTGACACTAGGGAATGTGGCTTTGACTGTAGACTTAAGTAGTCTTAGGTGTTCGTCTGCTTGCGATAGTGCATCTGTGGCCGCAGGGTTAGCCGAATTGAGGCTATTAATGTAAGTACCTGTTTCTAAGCCCATAAGTTATTACTCTTTGTTAAGTGTTATCCAAAGTTCGTGCGTAAGAAATGCTAATCGTATATGCCGTATCTCACCGTAAGCGCCTACCGACAGCTCAAACTCTGGAAGTAAATGAAAGTAGCCGAATGACTTAAAGTCGTTCTTAAGTGTATATCTCAAGGTTGGGGCTCCTCTAAAGAAGGTCAAACAATAACAACAACAACAAGGGGGTTTAACTTTATTTTTGAAGTCATTAGCCATTTAACCCCATGCCCCATTAGAAAATAGCTAGGGACTCCAACGGAAAACATTAAGTCTAATGTTATCAATGACTTACATCACATAATCATCAATCGGATATCTTATCCGTTGCGCTTCGAGTGCCAGGATTATCCAACGATTAACCATTTGTAAAATTTATTAGGTTGAGGCTGTTTGTGTTCAATACAAATGCGGTCTTTAGTCTCCCCACAAGCTCACACAAGCTCACACAAGCTCACACAAGCCATTACCCAAGCCAACCCAAGTCAACCCAAGCATTCCATCTAAGGACAGCACAAGGTGATCTGTGGTCGTTCTGTTGTATAAACACTTGCAACACATTAGCCAATCATTGAGGGGAGCAATGGTCAGCCAATGTGTCACAAGTTGAACACGACGGCATATACCCATGTATATACCATATAGGTAGACACAAAGTTTTATGCTGTCTTGTGGCTATCTCACAGGATATTATGCTGTCTTGTATTTTCGTACTTCTATAACTTTCGCTTATGGTATTCACGTTTAGTATTCATCGGACTTTTAAATCGCGATTAGCATTTTTTTGGAGTCAGTGTACAGGGTCAGCTTAAAGTCTCTCAAATCGCTTAAAAACGGCCTTATAATAGATTCACTAAAATACCTATTCTAATGATAAATGTGCTTGTTTATGACTGTAATAGTGTTTTATAATCGAGCCAAGGCAAAGGCCGAGCCTGAATCGACCACTGTATATATAACCAGTAAGGAGAACACCACATGAGTAATACAAATAGCGTCACGATTAATGAGGACTATCGGATATCGGTGAGCGGTTGGATGGATAAAGACGGTACGACACTAGATCGGGCTGAGTATCTCGCACGTTGGGAGGTATGCACTATTAATGACCTGTATAGCCTCGCTGTCTTTGGGTCTGGCTTAGACTCTGAGGTCGAAGAGTTAAGAGCCTTGCAGTCTAAATTTGAGGACTTGAAATCTGCCGTCTTATATAAGCACTTCAACGACCGAGCCAGATCGACACTGACTGGCGCACATCATCCACTAGCGCAGGAGGGGGCAGAATGAAGACTCAAGTTAAATTCAAGGCTGACTATGGGACTCTGTGGATTAAAGCGGATGTCGTTAAGAAGGTTAAAGGAGGCTTCATATTGGACTGTGGACATACCAAAGGTTTTTTTGTGAGAGACAGTCAAGTTAAGCCTATCACGGACGAGATGGCCGCTGAGTAGTCACACATAAGCCACTCTTTATAGGGTGGCTTTAGCGTGGCAATTTTGCCCCGAACTTACTAAGTCTTATCGAGGAGACACACATAATGCTTTTATTTAAACGCGAAGAAATTAAGAACCATGCGATTGATTGGCTTGACGAAACCAAAGCGCAAGCCGCTGATGGTCACACCTACGACTTCACCGAAGTTAATGATGTACATAACGATATCTTCAACAATGACTATTACATCATTGGTACTCACGAAGCAAAATTTTGGTTGGGTCATATGGCTTTCGATGTGATCAACATTATCAAGGAATACGAGCAAGACAATTTTGGCGAGGTTAATACAGACTTTAGTCAGCCTGAACACGTTGTGAATATGTACGTCTATATAGTTGGCGAGGAGATCATCAGAGAAGCGATGGAAGAGACAAGCGTATTAGATGTGGAGGTGACAGCATGAGCATTCAAACAACCTACACGGCCGCCAAAGAAACCAAGCGCGGTACTCGTATATGGATCGAGGGGCAGAAGTTGAGCCTCTCAGGGTTCACACCGGACGCACTCTATACCGTCCTTTATGATGGCATAGCCAAGCGTATTACGTTGAGCCTTGATTCAGTGACAGGCTCCAAGCGAGTCACCAAGTCAACGCGCAACGGTAAAGACCGCCCGATCATCGACTTGCAGTCAAAGATGGTGGACAGCGTGTTCTCTGGGGGTGATCGCTTGCGCGTCACCTTCAACCACGGCCAGATAATCATCAGCCAACACCACGAAGTCACTAGCCAAGAGCAACGCGAGGATCGATTTCAGGAGCGATCAGATAGCGGCACATTGCTCAAGGCTTCTATGTTTACTGGTGGCGGTATTTCAACCGATGCAATCACTCAGGCTATATCTCAATCAGGCTTAAATAGTCGGATGTCTTGGGTCTGTGAAATGGAAGTTAAGTATATTGAATCGGCAGGCCAGAACTGCATGTCAATAGACGATGACACCGCGTTCCTTGTCGGTATGGCTGAAGAGATCGAGCCGCACCTATACAGCGAGGTGGACGTTCTGTCCTTCTCAATGCCGTGTGCAGGCTTCTCTAAGGCAGGCAAGTCTAAACACAAACAGACGAGCGAGAACCACAGCGGCACAGCCCTATTCGGTGTGATCAATGCCATCAAAGCGAGTAACCCTAGCGTGATCATCAGCGAGAACGTGACGGAGGCATTGGATAGCCCTATCTATCAACTACTAACTAGCGAGTTAAGGCGCACAGGGTACAAAGTCTTTGAGCAGATCCTAGACCAACGCCATACAGCCTCCATTGAGAATCGGGCGCGGTATTGGATGGTGGCTGTCTCTGAGGGTATAGCTCCAGAGTCGCTTGAGTTGCCGCAAGTTATCCAAGATCAACCAACGATAGCCTCTATCTTGGAGGCTAACCCTAGTGAGAAATGGTCAACCAATGACTACTTACACGCCAAGGCCGAGCGTGATCTAGCGGCAGGCAAAGGGTTTAAACGACAGCTAATTACTGGGGCTGAAACTACCTGTGGAACTATCGGGAGGTACTACGCCAAGAAGCGTTCGACTGAGCCGTTTGTAGTCAATTCTGAGGGCTTAGAACGCCTCTTCACACCCATCGAACACGCTAGGGTCAAGTCAGTGCCAGAACACCTTATACAAGGTATTAGCAAGACCACAGCGCATGAAATACTTGGGCAGTCAGTGGACTACCGACAGCCTCTTAAACTAGCACTACAACTATTTAGCAACCTGAAGGAAGTGGCGTAATGGAGACTATAACGATCAATAGAGGTGACAGCATGAAATATTCAATGGCAGTTTGGGATATACAGTTTTATAAAGTAGACGAGGACGGAAACGAGTTACTCAACGATGACGGTAGCATTAAGCTGTTCACTGGTAACCGCAATATGGATTTCTCATGGGTAGCTGAGTCTGCTGATGCTAATGAACTGAAGGAGGTGACCCAATGAAAAC